TAGAGCGGGAGGTGTTAATATGAACGCTTACGAACGTTTAGAAGACGAAGCCTGCATGGACGGTATAGATGTTGTTGACTACCGTTTCAACAGTGACCGAATCAAAGGTCTCTATTGCGACGGAACAGTCGCAATCAATCAAACCTTAAAAACAACCACTCAAAAAGCAGACGTTCTGGCAGAAGAACTAGGACACCACTACACCACCGTTGGCAATATCCTAGACCTTTCAGATGTGCAGAACCGTAAGCAGGAACGACAGGCGAGACTTTGGGCGTACAACAAACGTATCGGTCTGTATGGCTTGATTAGAGCTTTTGAGCATGGTTGTAAATCGAGACATGAGGTTGCTGAATACTTGGAAGTAACAGAAGAATTTCTGCAAGAAGCAATCGAATGCTATTGTGACAAATATGGTGTGAGCTGTTCCCTTAACGGCTATTACATCATGTTCATTCCCAACTTATTGGTGGGGAAAATCATTGAGTAATGTTATGCCTCAGTGATAACATAATTCGTTTTTTAAGGCTCAATCGAAACAAAAGAAAACGAGAGAAAAGAGGTAATAAATATGGAATTTAATGAAACCATCAAACAATTAGCCGAACGAGTATCTTTATTAAAAAATACAGTTTCGACAGAAGAAGCTACAAAAATGTCATTAATCGTTCCTATGTTCCAAGCTTTAGGCTATGACATATTTAATCCATTGGAATTTTGTCCGGAATACATTGCAGATGTGGGAATCAAAAAAGGAGAGAAGGTAGATTATGCGATTTTAAATAACGGAGAACCTCTTATCCTTATTGAGTGCAAGAGCTGTACTGAAAACCTCGATAAGCATGGTTCGCAGTTATATAGATACTTTGGAACATCCAAGGCTAAATTTGGAATTTTAACTAATGGTATTATATATAAATTTTACACAGATTTAGAAGAAATCAACAAAATGGATTTAGTTCCCTTTCTTGTTATTGACTTAGATAATTTGAAAGATTCTAGCATTAACGAACTCAAAAAATTCTGCAAAGCAAATTTTGACCAAGATAAAATCTTTAGCACAGCTGAGGAGTTAAAATACACTTCATTAATCAAAGATATGCTTGCAAAAGAATTCGACAGCCCTTCTGATGATTTTATCCGCTTTATTCTTTCTCACGTTTATGACGGACCTAAAACACAAAAAATAATCGAAAAATTTACTCCTGTCATCAAGAAAACTTTGTCTGCATATATAAACGAGGTTGTAAATAACAAAATATCTTCTGCCTTAGCTGTCGATGAACCTGAAGATCAAGAACCTGTAATTGAAATTGAAGCACCGGTTTCCAAGATTATAACAACTGAAGACGAAATCGAAGCCTTTTATATTGTTCGAGGAATCTTGGCAGGCACAATTCCTGTTGAAGACATTATTCATCGTGATACTGAAAGCTATTTTGGAATTCTTTATAAAGACAATAATAGAAAACCTATCTGCAGAATTAATTTAGATAAAAAGAATAAACAAATATTCATCCCAGATGCAAATAAGAAGTTCGAACGCTTTTATATTGACTCATTAAATGATATTTATAAATACAAAAATAAGCTTATTGCTGCAGTCAAAAATTACTTGTAAAAACAAATAATACAATTACCGCTGCCATCGAGCATATCGATGGTAGTTGTAAGGGTATTATCCCTTAAAAGAAAAACCGCCTCAGTGCTACCAACACTAAGACGGTCTCCTCATAATCAATATGAGGTCGTGTATAACGCATATATCCGAAGATACATACAACACTCGCGAAAATATTGTATCATCTTCGGCACCCAATTTCAAGGAACGCAAGTTCGTTGGGTGTTATTTTTATACGCAAAATTTCATATTTTTAACAAGGAGATGATATTATGCAGCAAAAATACGGTTATGGTTATGTCAGAGTTTCTACTGACAAACAAGAGGAGCTCTCTCCTGATTCCCAGGAAAAGCTTATCCGTGACTACGCAAAGAAAAACAATATCGTTATACTGAAGATTTTCTTCGAAATCGGTGTCTCCGGAAGATCTGCAGATAAACGTCCTGCATTTCAGGAGATGATTGCATCTGCCAAATCTAAGGAGCATCCTGTTGATGCTATTTTAGTGTGGAAATTTAGCCGTTTTGCCCGTAATCAGGAAGAGTCTATCGTATATAAATCTTTGCTCAAAAAACAGAATAACGTGGACGTTATCAGCGTTTCCGAGCCTCTTATTGATGGTCCTTTCGGTTCTCTCATCGAGCGAATCATCGAATGGATGGACGAATACTATTCTATCCGCCTTTCCGGTGAAGTATTTCGTGGAATGAAAGAAAATGCCATGCGTGGTGCGTTCCAAGCACGTCCACCGTTAGGATATAAAATCGTAGAACATGGAAAACCTCCTGTAATCGTTCCAGAAGAAGCTGATATTATTCGAATGATATTTGATAAGTACGTAAACTGCAGCATGAGTTTTTTCGACATAGCAAGGCACTTGAACAATCTTGGGCTTAAAACCTCTCGCGGGAAAGCCTTTGAATGTAGATCCATCGAGTATATAATTCAAAATCCTATTTATTGCGGGCTGATTAGATGGAATCGTACACATAATGCAACTAACAATATCAAAGATAAAGATGAATGGATTATTGTTGACGGAGAGCATGAAGCTATTATATCTAAAGAACTATTTAACAAGGCCCAGGAACGCTTCAGATTGACCTATAAGCCTTCTGGAGCTCGTCCCTCCTCTACTTATAGGCATTGGCTCTCTGGATTACTTAAATGCCCTGATTGCGGACGTACATTAACTGCAAATACTCTTTATCGTAGAAATGGTGTTGCCTACTCTTATTTTTCCTGTTATGGTTACAGTAAAGGAAAATGCAATAAGCCAAATGGAGTAAGTTCCCTTGTGTTAGAAAAAGAAGTTCTTCGTTGTATGGAAGAAGTTCTTAATTCAGGAGTCATTACCTATGAACTGCGAGAATATGTTCCAACAGAACGTGTAGATGAATGTTCTGTTATTCGAAAGCGAATAGATGAACTCATTCCAAAAGAAGCACGTATCAAAGCGTCCTACCGCGAAGGCATTGATACTCTCGAAGAATACAAGGAAAATAAACGACTTATCCAGGAAGAACGAGAACGTTTAGAAGCCCAATTAAATGAATTGCTAAATAACGATTCTAATCCGGCAAAAGACCATTCTACTATTATGCTTCAAAGAGTTCAGACCACTTATGAAATCATAAAATCTGATCAATACACTACTACTCAAAAAAGTGAAGCGTTAAAACAGGTCGTAGACAAAATTGTATATAATCGTCAAGAAGATTTGCTAGATATTTATTACTTTTGTTATATATAATTTTATACTTAAATCCTCGGAAACCCTTGATTTTACTGGGTTTCCTTAACTTTATAGGTTGTAGCAAAAAGGTTGACCATTTTGTTACGACCTATAAAGCACATTTTATATAGTAGAAACTCGTCTTTCTTAGTCGAAAATCCTCTTTCCTAGTCAGTATTATGTGAAATTATTCCATTTTGCTCTATTGTAAAATCATATTTTACACAGGAGAAAACCGTCATGGAAAGAGAACTTGAAAGACTACTATACAGAGCCGGTGTGCTTCGTACCTATGTAGGATACAACTACTTCATAAAAGCTGTTATGCTAGTTTATGAAAACCCTGTACGTCTACTTCATGCTTGCAAGGAAATTTATATCCCCATCGCAGAGGAATTCAATGCAGATCCTCGGTCTGTAGAAAAAGACCTTCGTACTGTTCGTGATGTCTTTATGAGGAACAACGGGAAAACGGTATTAAAAGAGATGGGATTTTTTATTTGGCACGAACGTCCTTATCCGCGAGAGCTCATAGAAATATTTGCAGCATACCTTAGAGCTAATTACAAGCAGAACGAGATCGATTCATGAGCACGATAAGAATTGACATAGAAACTGTCCTGAAAGAGAAAGGAATTAGTAAGACTCAGCTATGCTATGACTGCAGACTGCAGCGCACACAGTTAAATAACTACTGTAAGAATAAGATTTCAAGAATAGACTTGAATATTCTGGCCAAGATTTGCGAATACCTAGACTGTGAAATTGATGATATCTTAATACTGGAGAAATAGAAAAATCTTTCTTAAGAGGGACCGGGCGGGCAAGCACCACCCTCATTAAACCCGGTAACTTTCATTCATTTCCCTCTACTATATAGACACGCGAACTTCAAAAAACTTACGCGTATTTTAAAATATTTTTGTCAAATCAGAAAAAGCCCACCTCACAATGAGATGGGCTGTAATTTTACACTTCTTTGATAATTGCATCAAAGCCTTTTTCTTTTAAAGTTTTTACCAGTGCTTCTGCATTCTTTTTATCTTTGAATGCTCCAACCTGCACACGATATGTTACTTCGCTGGATGTGCTGGTTTCTTTCTTTGCCGTTGATTTCTTTTTTAAATTCAAGAATTCAATCAAGCCTTCTGCTATCGCTTTTGCATAGGCTTTCTGCCCTGCTGCGGACGTAATCACCTTATGGTCGCCCTTATTGTCCATGAAGCCACCTTCCACCAATACAGCAGGAATACTGTTCTGATTGATAACAGCCCAGTTTGCTTTCTTGATTCCTCGTCCCTTAAGACCTGTATATTTTGGAAGATTCTTATAAATTGCTTCTGCAAGCTTCATGTCAGCGGATGTATTATTCTTGTCTACGTATATTTCAACGCCATTTGCACTTCCCCATTTACCGAGATGTGCGTTGTGATGAATAGATACCGCTGCATCAACCTTTTTATTTACATACATGGATTTTCTGCTGGATAAGCTTTCGTCTGTATTCCCTTCGTTGTTGTCAGGGAAGATAAATTTCACATCGTAGTCTTTCAACAGTTCCACCACGTAATCTCTGACTTTATCGTTCAATTCCCATTCATGGATACCATCTGGTGTACGCTTACCTGCAGTCTTAAGACCATGACCTGCATCTAACGCAATAATCTTTGTTGCCATAATAATCTCCTTCCTGTGCGACGTCGCACAATACTGTTAACTTGCTGGTAACTTTCATTTCTGATCCTATAACGTGAATTTTGTGAGAAAATCACAAATATAGAATCAGAAACTCAAATATTTGATTTTATATTTAACTTGCTGGTAATTTGCCAACGTGCATAAAACCTAAAATCTTGCACGTTAAAAGAGGACGATTACTCGCCCTCTGCTTTATATTTTGAATTACTCATACCAAGGATTACACCAAGAAATGTATCAACTGCGGTAATTGTACCTACAATCTGTTCGCCGAAAGGAAATCCCCAAATACCTGCCAGCGCAAAGTAAAGCGTTCCTAATGCCGGTAATACAATCTGTGCAATCCATTTGATAATGTCATACGTCTCGTTTCTCATTTTCATGTCATTATCCCCCTACATTCCTAACTTCATAAATATGTAGCAGACTACTGCTCCCACTGCTGTTGTTATCACATGGCTGGACACCTTTCTCCACATCTCTCCATCCTTTGATTCGAGGTCGTCAATGCGTTCTCCCTGCGACTTCAATTCCTTAAGCATATTTTCCATATTCAGTGCCAGCTTCTGCACTGACATCGCAATCTCATGGTACTGCTCCATGATTTTTTCTACACGTTCAATGCGTTTCGAGATGCGTCTGTGCTCATCCTCCATGCGTTTTACATATTCTTCATGTTCACCACGCTCAATAAAATCTCCCATTTCCACCACCCTTTGTCCAATAAAAAGGACATCCGAAGATGCCCTTATTCCTCATCTGTTTCAAGCATAAACTCGATAGCTTCAATAAGAACTGGAGAAAGTCCTGCTGCATCAATTTCTTTCAGAGCAACCTTTTTAATCGGAATTTCCACTACTTCATCATGAAGTTTTCTGAGTTCTTCCAGGTATTCTCTCATGGATTCTTCAGGAATATCATAGTTGCCGTCTGGTCTGATGATTGGGTTTTCCTTTTCATCCTTGTTCGCATACTCTTTACAGAGAGCAATTCTCTGTTCGTCATAAGCTTTGAATTCTTCTGTTACTGCTTTTACATTCTTCATGATACGGTAAGCCGTTACACTGCTGAGTCCTCTCTGCTGGTTTAAAATACCTAATGCACCCTGACTTTCAATTAAATTTCCTAATCTGATTTCCATGACATCTCCCCCTTATGCTTCTACTGTTTCTTTCATTTCTGCGATTTTTTCATCCTGAACACTATAGCAATAGTCTTCGAATTCTGCCTGATCTGCTCTGCAGACTGTGCGGTTCTCTTTATAAAGAGATGGATTTGTCTGCCATGAACTAATAGACATGTTATTTGGATTTGTGGAATCAATCATTGCCTGAAATCCGCATGCCTCTACTTCTCCGATCATTGAGTGTCCTGTGATTGTGATTCTTTCTTCTTTGATTAATGACATAATATTGTCTCCTTTCTAAAAAAACACATGGACAAACATTTCATCTGCCCATGTGCTGCTGTTGAATTAAAACTTAAAAATAACTTTAACGATTTTTTCTTTCGTTCTTGCTATTACTCGGTATCCTGTTTCTGAAGCTGTGGCTATACCACCTTTAGCCACCTTACAGAATCCGTTGACCTGACAGGTTCCGTCATCCCTCACAGCTATTACTCCAAGCATTCCGACCTTCGCCCATTCTGGTCTGTCTTCTCGCTGGATATATGCCTGTGATGGATCGTAATCTGGATTCTCTTTATACTTTGTTGCGACTTTTTTCACGACAGTTATTTCCCCTGTCTCTCTATCTACAACAGTTTCTTCACACTCGATCTCTTCTACGATAAAATCTCCGAATTCATCGAGAATGTATCTTCCCTTCCAGCATTCATCTCCGTTACCGATAATAGATGGAAGAGCACTTGTAATACCAAGGATATAATCTCCTGGTTCTGCCTTTCTTATCTTGTCGCCATCCAGTG